CTATACGCAACAATGCTTATGGAAGAACGTATGATGTTGATGGCTCGCGGTACTGCTTCAGGTTACTCTGGCGCACTATCAGCGCCAACTTTCACAAAGGCTTCACCAGCCGCAGCGACAGGTCAAACTGCGATTGCAGCAACTACTTACTACATCAACGTAACTGCTGATGCCGGTATTTCTGCAAACGGATTTGGTGAGTCAGTTCTTGGAACTGAAACATCAGAGACAACTGCTTCAGGCGATGTCTTAACGATCACAGTTTCAACACCAGTAGCAGGCGCACTTGGTTACAACATCTATGTTGGAACAACAACAGGCGCAGCAAATCTCAAGTATCAGGGAACTCTTAAGGGAACTGGTACTTTCACAATTCAGGGCGCTGGAACACAGGGTCTAACAGGCAACAACGCAGCACTCACCACATCAGGTGCAGCAGCGTCACGTGCTTCATCAGACACTTCAGCATACGCAACAGGTTACGACGGCATCTTGCCTACCGTACTTGGCGCTAACTCTGGCTTCAACAACGCAATCAACAGCACATTCTCAACTTCTAACCCAGGTGCAGAATTCCAGACTGTCTTTGCTAACTTGTACCAGAACGTAAAGGCTGATCCAGATATGGTTCTAATGAACGGCAATGATCGCAAGCAACTTTCAGACGCGATCAAGTCAGGTTCAACAGCCAACTATCGTCTGACTATTGATAACCCAGGAACTTCAGGAACTACATACGGTTCTATCGTGACTGGACTTCAGAACGAAGTAACAGGCAAGTCAGTAGATATTCAAGTTCATCCTTGGTTGAACTCTGGTGTTGCTCCTGTTCTATCGTTCACCCTTCCAATTCCAGATACTGAGGTCAGCGATGTTTGGGCTAACTTCATGGTTCAGGATTACATGGGTATTCAATGGCCAGTAACTCAGTTCGCTTATGAATTCAGCACATACTTCCGTGGCACTTTCTTCTGTACTGCTCCAGCATGGAACGGCGCAGTTTCAGGAATTGTCTCAGCGTAATTAACTGAATAAGTAAGGCAGTGGGGGGTGCGTCTTTCGGGGCGCACTCCCTCACTCTTAGGTAGAAGGAGAGGCACATGGCAAGATTGGTAGCACCAGACAAAGGCGTGAAGATAACTGACGTGGGCGGCGTATCGTATAGACCAGACAAAGGCGGGATCTATAACGTAGAAAGTGCTAGTGCAGCGCGCGCAATGAAGTCAGAAGGATTTTTTGAAGCAACACTTAGCCCTTATACTCAAGGCGACGCCACAAGAGGCTTTACTTGCGTAGAATGTGGCTTTGGATCTTGGTTCCGCAAGTGTTCAAGATGCGGTCACACCAACGGAACGCCTGAGCGAGACGGAGAATAACCATGGCTGTCGGCGTCAATAACAATTCTTTATTTGAGCAACCTTATATCAGCGTTGCTGAGTACAAGAACGCGCCAACATCTATTGATATCAACAACCTAGTCATTGGCGGCAACGCAGCAGCCCAAGACGCTGAATTGGCTAACGTCATATTGCGCGCTACATCGTTTATGAACGAGTATCTGAACCAAGATTTGAACGCTCAACAGCGCATTGAGACTCAGAGAGTGCGTATTGGCGGTAATGGCTACATAGCCTTGCACCCAAACCACAATCCAATCATCTCGCTCACAAGTTTTCAGTACGGAACTACCCCAAACAACTTGACTGCTTTGACCGATTGCTCCAAGGCTTGGTTTGAGGATCAACAGATCATCATTCCGCTATCAGATATGGCTACAACATACTCAAGCGCTGGACCATTAGCCTTTGGAACTCCAAATGGACCAAGAGTTCAAGTGTTCACCAAGTATCAGTACGCGGCTGGATATTCAAACACAAGCATTGTGAGCGCAACAGCAGGCGCGTCAAGTTTCACGGTCAAGGATTACTCAGGTTTTACTCCAGGAGACTCATATCGTATCTACGACGGGGCAAGCAGCGAAGTAGTAACAGTTTCATCTAGTTACTCATACGGATCTACAACCATTCCTATAACCTCAGCGTTGGCTTATAGCCATACTTCAGGGGTCAATGTGAGCAATCTGCCTAGCGCTATCAAACAGGCTTGTATTGTGGCTACAACGGCTTTTATCAGGCTGCGTGGAGATAGTTCAATGACGATGAACATTACGACTCAAGCAACAGCAAACCCTGGGAACGCCCAGCGTTACAGTTCGGATCTCGCAACCGCGCTAGACATGATTAACGCGTACCGCAGGATCAGATAATGGCAGGGCGTACTGGCGTACGGGCTACGCTGTATTCGTTCTTATCTACTCCCGCAATTACAAATCTCAATCAAGTATTTACTTCGTTCCCAAAGCGTATTGATTTTCAAGTAGGGGCAACAGCGGGTCAGATGTCTCGCGCTGCCGCCGTAATCTTTATCGCCTCAGAGACAGAAAGTCGTATTGCTATTGGCGGCGCAACCAACGGCTGGAAACGCGTTGATTACACAATCATTGTTCAGATATACCAGCACTCACTACAAAGAAACGCTGAAGATTGTATGACTGATTTTGATACACTGGTGGACGCAATCAAAACAAGACTACGTTCAGACCATAACTTCGGTGACTCAACAGGCACTTTAGTGTGGCAGGGCGCTGAGCCTCAGATCCGCGCAAGGTACGGCGAGCCTGTAACAAGCAAAGAAGGCGCTACGGAAATCTTTGCTGAGATAGAATTTGACGCAACCGAAATGATCCAAGCATAGGAGAGATATGAAGATCAAATACACAGGTGAAGATGAGCGTGTGTTCCCTACGCTTGGAATTACCGTTAAGTCAGGCGATGAGTTTGACGCACCAAAAGACTTTGTTCAACCAACACAGTCAATCCCAACACCAGCAAAGTCTGCCGCGCCAGACACAACAGTAGATGAGGTGAAGTAATGTCAGTTCAAGCATCCGTACGCAGTTACTTAGGTATTGCTAAAGAAGCAACAAAGGGAACAGCAGTAACACCTACTGACTTTATTCCCGTCATGGTTGATACTCTCAAGCCAGTAGATATCATTGACCCGCTCTACGATCAAGGGCTTCGCGGATCTAACGTAGTCAATTACGCTTACATCCCAGGGCGCACCCGTTCAACTTTTGACTTTGGTGGCGCTGTATTCGCAGACACTATTGGTTATCCAATCGCTGGTTTGCTTGGTGACGTGGCTACAGTAGGTGCTTCAGCGCCTTACACTCACACAATCTCTGTAGAAAACGGCGCTTCAACAGGCTCAGATGTTCAACCAACATCTTTCACGCTAACTGATTTCTACGCAGCAGATGTTCGCGCATACGCAGGTATTCAGATCAGCGATTTCTCACTCAAGTTTAATGCTGACGGATTGCTTCAGTACGACACTAAGGCAACTGGTTGGGCTTCAGCCTCAGCCGCTACACCTACTCCTTCTTTCAGCGCTGTGCTACCTCAGCCAGTCTGGACAGGAACTGTATCTGTCGCAGGATCTACTGTAAGCAACGCTATCAGCGGCAACATTGATATGAAGCGCCCAGTAACCCCTATCTACGGCATTAGCAATACTCAAAACCCGTTCAACGTATTTGTTGGACCACTTGAAGTAACAGGCAAGGTTACGTTTGTTATGGAAGCAAACACAGAACTAACTCGCTTCCTAACTAATACTCAGCCAGCGCTTGTATTCAACTGGACTTCTGGAACAGGTGCAGCGCTTGTTGGAGTTAAAGCAACTCTTACAAAGGGTGCTTATGTAGCAGCCGCTATTGAGCGCAGCGCTGATTTTGTTCAGATTACTATTGATATCAATGGTCAAGCAAACACAACCGACGCTGGCGCAACCTCTGGTTACTCACCAATTAAGTGGGAACTAAAGAACGCCAAAGCATCTGGTACTTACCAGTAATAGATCAAGCATTGGGGCGGTCAGGTTGATTGCGTACGCCTTCCCGCAATCTCGCGCCCCAATGCCCTATCTTGTAGGATAAGCGAAGGCAAACACTAGGAGGCAAGTATGAAAAGAACACTTAAACTGCCGTCAGGCGCAACTGTTACATTAAAAGATCCAGCGCAACTACGCGTCAAGGATCGCAAGAACGTAATGCGCGCAGCAGATAAGGCTGAGGGCGATCTATCAAAAGCGCTCGCATTGGGTGACGCGTTATTGGCTATGTTGATTGAAGAGTGGTCGTTTGATCTACTTATTCCGTCAATCAAGATTGATAGCCTTGACGAACTTGAGATGAAAGACTACGACTTCCTTGTTTCAGAGACTCAAGAAGCGCAAAAATCTTTGTTCCCAAGCCTGTCTGAAACAGATCAGAATGAGGCAGACCCAAAAGCGATTACAGGCGACTCCAACGCCTAAAGTTTTTGCTTGAGGGCGGTCATAGACATACTGACTTTGACTATCCTGATGAACAATGGTTTTACTATCAAATGGCTGATCGCTTTGGCTGGACGCCAGATCAGGTAGATGATTTGCCCGCCACAACAGCCGATTGGTTGTTGGCGATTGGTACTACCATAGACAAGGTGAGGGCAGAACGGCTGGACACATGAGTGGTCGCATAAGTGTTACAAACCTTGCTGAAGTGTTAAAAGGTTTTGATATCACTGATGAACGAATTGACGCTGCCGCTTTAACTGCTACTTGGCAGGCTGCACTAGCCATTGAAGGTCAAGCAAAAACAAACGCAAATACAGGATCTCACGCGGCTGGACAACCGCACATTGGACCACGCACTGGTGAAGGTCCAAACGTAGTTACAGGCAACCTTGTAAATAACATTAGGGCTGAGCGACCAATCAAAGGTTTCAAAAGTTACAGCGCGGTAATCGGATCTGGCGCTGAGTATGCGCGCGCTATTGAATTAGGTAATCCTGTCTGGAAAAGTGGCGTAAAGTTCCCTTATTTAACGCCAGCGGCGGATAGTTTGTCCAAGAACGGTACACTTAGCCGTATATTTACTGCGGCTTTTATTAAAGTAGTGAGGGGATAGCATGGCGAGCGCAATTCCCCCAATTTTGGTTCAGATCCAAGCCGATGTTGCTCAACTTAAAGCAGGTATGGCTCAGGCTGAAGCAAGCGTCAAGGGCTTAGATGGATCAGTCAAAACAGCCTCAACAGGCATGAGCAATATGATTGCTAATGCTAAGCGTATGGCGGGCGCTATGGGCGTGGCTTTTGCTGCAACCCAAGTGGTTCAATTTGGCAAAGATGTTGTTATGGCGGCAAGCAATATGAACGAGTCGCTTTCTAAAATGCACGTAGTGTTTGGCGAAAACGCAGACGCGGTTGAACAATTTGGTAACAAGTCGGCTACAAGTATCGGTATATCAAAGCAAGCAGCGATTGAAGCCGCTGGTACATACGGCAATCTCTTTCAAGCGTTTGGCGTGGGTCAAGGTAAAGCAACTGAAATGTCCACCACGCTTGTTAAATTGGCTGGCGATCTCGCTTCCTTCAACAACACTTCCGTTGAAGATGCTATCAACGCGCTGCGCTCTGGGCTATCGGGCGAGACAGAACCATTGAAGAGATTTGGCGTAGCACTCAACGATGTAACTCTCAAGAACAAGGCTATGGCTATGGGCTTTGGTGAGATCAAGGGCGCTATGGATCCAGCGATCAAGGCTCAAGTTACATACGCGCTGGTAATGGAACAAACAAAATTGGCTCAGGGAGACTTTGAGCGCACATCAAGCGGTACTGCCAACACAATGAAGATCCTTCAGGCGCAAATGGAGAACGCAAAAGCGGCTTTGGGCGCTGGATTGCTTCCCGTGTTCCAAGCAATCTTGCTAATTATGAAACCACTTATTTCTGGACTAGCGGCGTTTGGTAACTTGCTTGCTAAACACGGCGATGACGTGAAGGTATTTACTATTGCTGTACTTGCGTTTGCCGCTGGTTGGGGCGTTTATACGCTGGCGGTCAATGCTGCAAAAATTGCTACGGCTACTTTGAACGCTGTTTTAGCGATCAACCCGTTTGTTGCTATTGCTATTGCTATCGGTGCAGTTGCTGTTGGTTTGTACGAACTATACAAGCGCAGCGACGCGTTCAGAAAAGCAATCAACACAATATTCTCGGCTATGGTTGGAGCGCTTGGTCAATTCATCGGCGCTATTGCTACTGTATTTGAAGCGGCAAGCAAGATCCCTGGCATTGGAAGCAAATTTGACGGCGTAGCAAAAGCCATACGCGGCGCTTCAGACAATATGAAAGAATTTGCTTTGAACGTAGGCAAGGTCAAACAGGCTCAAAGCACAAGTAATGCAGCGCTTGGTTTGTCTGGATCTGCGTTTGACTCCAAATCAGTCGCAAACGGCGGTGGCGGCGGCGGTGGCGGCGGTAAAGCGACAGCGAAAGAAATTGCTGCTGCTGCAAAGAAAAAAGCAGATGCGCTCGCCAAACTATACGACGATGTTCAAAAGACATACGACAAAATGGATAAAGTTATATCCGACTCAGGCGAGAAGCGCGTCAAGATTACAGCCGCTTACGACGACAAGGTACTTAAACTCAAGGCTGACTCAGCCAAAAAGGTTGCAGCGCTTGAAAACAAAGCGTTTGAAGATCGCAACGCTGCGGAAATAAAAGCCGCAAATGACCGAATAAACATTATCGCAAAAGGTCAAGACATGCTGCGCAACGCGTTTGCCACTGGCGCGGCGTTTGATCTTGCTGAGATGTTTAAGGACACAGACAAATCAGGGGCAAATCTTTTAAGTATGATGAAAGGCAAGTTTGCTTCTATTAAGAGATTGAAAGACCAAGCGTACGCGTTAGCATCAGCAGGATTTTCACAGACTTTTATTCAAGAGATAGTAAAAAATGGACCAGGAGTAGGGTCAGAAATGGCTGCTGCGATACTGAGTTCATCTCCAGAAGTTCAGGCTGGGCTAAAAGAAGTGTTTTACGGGCTTGAGGATGTAAGCAAATACGGACTTGACGCGCTCGCTGAGCAGATGAGTACATCAACAAGTTTTGCTACTCAAGAACTTATGGACGAGTACAACAATGTCGCGGTTCAACTTGAAGATACTTTAAGCAACATTAACTCAAACTTGCGCGCAGCGCTTGATGAAGAAGCGACCAATTTGAAAGACGCTTTACTTGAAGCGCAAGCAGATTTCAACGCAGCCATTACCGAACTTGAAAAAGACACAATGGATAAGTTAAAAACACTTCAAGATGAATTGGCTAAAACAGCCGCTAAAATTGCAGAACTTTCAGGCAAGAGTGCAGCCGTATCTATCACGGCGGGATCTCCTGCCGCGCCTTATCTTGCTGGTGTTACTCCACTTGGGGGCGGAGCAACAGAAAATCCTTTTGCTCAAAACGACAATCCGCAAATTGTAATTAAACAGACCAATAACATTAACGGACAAACCAGCGCAGCCGACATAACCTCTGCTACTGTGAGCGCTATTAAATTTGGTTCAGTTGGAAGTATCGGTATGAGATACGCGCAGAGTCAGGCTTTATTGTGACCGTAACTTCATTAAGTAATTACTCTTTCGCTTGGAACGATTACGTGTTTGGTGCGGGATCTGCGCACCCAATATCCGATGTTCAAGGGCTTGAGGCACTTCCTGCGATACGTAACCAAGACGACAACAGAGGCTACTCAGACGGAATGTTCTCTGGTAATGACTTCTTGGCTGGTCGCACAATTACTATGTCTATCGTTACTTTGGCTAGCAGCAGCACAGCGTCTATTTCAGCCGCTTCTGCAACTGGTACAAGCGTTATCACTTATACGACTTCAACCGCACACGGGCTTGTAACTGGACAAAAAGTTACAATAACTGGCGTTATCTCTACGGGCAACCCTTCAGGAACAGCAGGAACTGGGTTTAACCAGACAAACTTGGCTTGTACTGTTACATCTACCACCCAATTTACGCTGGCTGTTGTTTTGACGGATACTCGGACTTCTGGCGGAACAATGACCATGAGTTCAAGCGCTCAGGCTAACTACAATCTACTTCAGCGCGCACTCCTACCTCAGACGACAGGCACTACCCCGTTGCAATTCCAATTAAGCGGATCTGACGTGCTTCAAAGAGTCAATGCGCGCGTACGCGGCAATATGACTTCATTAGACCCTGAATATACTTTTGGTTACATCAAATCAAGTTACACATTTTTTTGTCCAGATCCACGCGTATATAACGACACACTTCAGACCGCTTCATTAACCGTATCTAACGCTTTGGGGCGTACTTACAATCGTATTTACAATCTTGTTTACGGATATGGTTCATCAGGCGCTACAACAACCGTGACTAATAATGGCTGGGCAACCACTTATCCCGTAATTACCTTAAATGGTCCAATATTGAACCCCACAGTAGGTAACTCAACAACAGGCAATTATATTACAGTTACAGGATCGTACTCCAACACCGATAGCGTGGTTATTGATCTTGACTCTAAATTGATTACAGTAAACGGTGCTGCGGCTCGCAATTTAGTAGCAGGAACTTCAACTTGGTACGGCGCTGCGCCTGGTAATAACTCTTTCTATCTAACTGGTTCGGGTACACTTGCAGGCACGACTGCTGCTACTGTATCTTGGCGTTCAGCGTTCATCTAAGGAGAAACAATGGTATTACGTACACCCCCAAGTTGGCAGCAGAACGCATCTCACCCTGCTGAAAATGACCGCCTTACTACTCAAGGTTTATGGCGTACAACGGGCATTCTTGGTTCCACCGATTTAGCGGTCACGCAAAACGGAACTCCAAATATGAGCGTGAACGTAGCGATTGGTTGGGCTGCAATTGTTGGAGATTACGCTACCAACATGGGAGCATACGTAGCCTACAATGACGCTGTTCAAAACTTAACTATCACTACGGCAAGCGGTTCAAACCCGCGTATTGACCGTATTGTTATGACTGTATCTGACTCTTATTACACGGGAACGCTTAATCAGGTTGCGTTTCAAGTACTAGCGGGAACGCCAGCCGCGTCTCCTACCGCACCAGCAATTCCCACAAACTCAATTTCACTAGCGACAATCTTGGTTGGAACTTCGGTTACATCTATTCTTACGGCTAATATAACTGATACTAGAACTTTGTCCTCAACCTCTTTTGTAACGCCTACTGGCGTGCAAGCGTTATCAAGTAAAACACTTATTTCTCCAGAGGAACGCACAACAGTTTCAGCGACAGCCGCAACAGGAACAATTAACTATGACGCTTCAACTCAAGGCGTTCTTTATTACACAACAAACGCAAGCGCCAACTGGACTTTGAATATACGCGCAAGCGCAACGGCTACGCTCAGTTCAATTCTTGCCGTAGGCGACGCAATTACTGTAACTTTTCTAAATACAAACGGAGCAACCGCTTACTACAATAACGCACTACAAATTGACGGATCTGCGGTAACGCCGAAGTATCAAGGTGGAACTGCTTATTCATCTGGTAATGCTTCAAGCATTGATGCTTATGTGTACACAGTGGTCAAAACAGCAGCAACTCCAACTTATACAGTTTTTACATCGCAAACTAAATTCGCGTAAGGAGGCGGCATGAGTCCAATACTTGGAGCAGCAGGCGGTTTATCCGCAAAGGCTTATGGTTTTACTTCTGGCAAATCTCCAATTACCGTTGATTACCTTGTTCTTGCTGGCGGGGCTGGTGGGCGCACAGGTGGCGGCGGAGGTTCGGGCGGCGGAGGCGGCGGAGGTGGCTATCGTTGCACCGTGACGGGAACTGGCGGCAGCGGCGCATTAGAAACTGCTTTGGTTTTGTTGCCAAGTACAAATTACACTGTCACGGTAGGCGGCGGCGGCGGTAGCGGTACAAATGGATCAAACTCTGTGTTTGCTACAATTACTTCAACAGGTGGCGGCACAGGTGGTTCTAATCCTACAAACGGAACTAGCGGTTCAGCAGGCGGTTCGGGCGGCGGCGGCGGCGCTGACGGCAATTCTGGAACTGGCTCTCCTGGCGCTGCCTCACCTTCAGGTCAAGGTTTTGCTGGCGGCAACGGTACGGGTAGCGGTGGATTTTCTGGTAGTGCAGGCGGCGGCGGCGGCGGTGCTGCCGCTGTTGGAAACAATGGAAGCGCAGTTTCATCAAGCGGAACTGGCGGCAGCGGCGGTGCAGGTAGAGCAACACTTATTACTGGAGTTTCTGTGACTCGCGGCGGCGGCGGCGGCGGTTGCGGAAGTACTGGCGCAGGTTCTGGCGGCACAGGCGGTGGCGCCAGCGGCGGAACTGGTTCAAGCGCAGGTTCTTCATCAACTGCAAATACGGGTGGCGGTGGCGGCGGAGGTGGTTTTGCCGACGCCGCTGGAGGATCTGGCGGTTCAGGCGTGGTTATTTTGCGCTGGCTAACTGCTTCTGGAACAATTACAGTTGGCGGAGGATTGACCGCTGACGCAACAGGTACAGACGGATCTTATTCTTACAAAAGATTTACTGCTGGCACAGGAAATGTGAGTTGGGCGTAATGGCACACTACGCGTTTTTAGATAAAAATAACATTGTCACCGAAGTCATTGTTGGCATTGATGAAACTGAATTAATTGAAGGACTTGATCCTGAAACTTGGTACGGAAATTTTAGAGGACAAAAGTGCGTTCGCACTTCTTACAATAATCGTATTCGCGGTATATACGCGGGTATTGGTTTTTTGTATAACGAAACAGAGGACATATTTGTAACACCTCAACCTTTTGCGTCTTGGACTCGCAATGGATCAATTTGGGAAGCGCCAACAATTTATCCTTCAGACGGCAAAAATTATACTTGGGATGAACAAGCAATTTGTTGGAAAGAAATAAAAACAACTGAGGGTATCTAATGGCTACTTCATACCGATACTTATTTGCCGATTTAAGAACCAACAGTATTCTTGCTGAACTTCCTATTACGGGCGTCAATTTCACCCAACAACTCAATTCGGCGGGAACTTTCACAGGACACTTGTTGCTGTCTGGCGTGAACGCGTCTGGACTCAATGTAGCCAACGGAACAATCCCAGGACGCACCGCAGTTTACGTAGATCGTAATGGCGTATTGGTTTGGGGTGGCGTGCTTTGGGGGCGCGAATACGACAGCACAGGACAAACGCTTACCTTCCAAGCGAGAGAATTTGAGTCATATTTTGAGCGCAGACGAATAACAACAACACGGGTATTTACAAACACAGATCAACTTACTATTACTCAAACTTTAGTCAATGACGCTCAATCGGTAACAGGCGGTAATATTGGAGTTATTGTTCCGTCAAACACGTCAGGCGTTTTAGTCAGTCGTACTTACTATGCCTACGAATTAAAGGGCGTGTATCCAGCGTTGCAGGATCTTTCACGTCAAACAAACGGCTTTGATATGAACATTGAAGTGGCTTATGACGGCGGCGGCAATCCAACCAAGACTTTGTTGTTGTCTTATCCGCGCGCTGGAACTGCGTACTCTGCAACCAGTTACACTGCGCCTGTATTTGAATTCCCTGCGGGTAACGTAGTTGAATACAATTACCCTGAAGATGGATCTATCGCAGCCAACACAGTTTACGCGCTTGGCGCTGGATCAAATGAAGGCAAGTTAATATCTACGGCAACAGACGCTACAAAGGTAAGCGCTGGTTGGCCGCTGCTTGAAGAGCAGGCTAACTACTCTGATGTAACAGACGCAACGCTGCTAGCAGGATTAGCAAGCGGTCAGGTTGCAGCCGTATCTTATCCGCCAACCACGCTAAAAATTACAGTACCGCCTTATGAAAACCCTACTTTTGGTACATACAAGATTGGCGACGATGCGCGAGTAATCATTAAAGACAACCGCTTCCCGTCAGGACTTGACGCGATTTACCGCATTGTTGCTTTTAACGTAGCCCCAGGTGAGAATGGTCCAGAGCGCGTAACATTGACTTTGACTACTGGAACAGGGGTGTAATTATGGGATACATAAATCAAACACCCAACCTCAAAGATATATTTGCGGATCTTGATACAAGATTACGCAAGTTAGAAACAGCCGTAAGATTTACCTTCCCTGCTGTAACATCAGATCCTAGTAATCCACGTATCGGTGACGCGTGGCTGAACACGACTACTAATCAGGCAAAGATCGTGGACAAGTTTGGCGCTGTCCGTGTTCTTACTTGGACATAAGGAATGTGATGACCGCAGCAGACTGGGCTGGCTTAGCCGTAGCGATATCAACATTGTTGGGATCTCTTTCAGTAGCCGTAAGATTTCTAACTAAGCATTACTTGTCTGAACTCAAGCCCAACGGCGGATCTAGTTTGCGCGATGAACAAACCAGACAAGGCGACACAATCAAGCGCTTGGAAGCGCGCGTGGACTCAATTTATGAACTGCTATTGGAGCGCAAATGATAGATGTAGTAGCAATCGCAAAGTCTCAAGTAGGTTATCAAGAGACAGGCAATAACGACACTATGTACGGGAAATGGTACGGGCTTAACAATCAGCCTTGGTGCGCCATGTTTGTATCTTGGTGTTTTGATCAGGCAGGTTACAGTCGCTTGGTGGCAGCGCAAACCAAAAAAGGATTTGCCTCTTGCGACGCAGGCTTAAAATGGTTTACTAAAAACAACAGTCTTGTACCAGTTGGTCAGGCTCAGGCAGGCGATATATGTTTCTTTCAATTTGACGCAGACGCTCAACCAGACCACGTAGGTATTGTCGCCAAGAATGACGGCAAGAAATATCTATGGGTATATGAGGGCAACACGTCAGGCGACACCAAAGGATCTCAGTCCAACGGTGACGGCGTATATTTGAAGAAACGCGCATACTCCCTCATAATGGGTGTTGCGAGACCATAACCGACTAGGAAGGACAGAACATGGACTCAATCTTGAAATCCGTACTCAAGTCATACCTTCGCGGCGTCATTGTCGCAATCACCCCACTAATCACAATTCACAATACTGACGTTTGGGCTTATGTCGTAGCGATTTGCGCTGGCGTTATTAGCCCTGCTTTACGCGCTATGGATAGCAAAGATCCTGCGTTTGGCGTTGTAGCAGATATCGCTGATATTGAAATAGACAAGTTGGCTAAGAAATCAGCAAAGAAAGCGCCAGCAAAGAAAACCAAGTAGGGTTCAATCACAACTTAATAGCAACAGCCTTCATTGACGTGGGAAGCAATGAAGGCTTTTGCATTGGTGCTTGTTTTTGTTTTTCTTGCTATCCTTACGACAAGGAGGCAATATGTCGTTAAAAGACAATATCAAGAAACACGCGTTTGTTATTGAAAAATGCCCGCTTGGGCGAATGATAGATAAGTTAAACCCAGACGATCAAGCAACCTTACTTGAAGCAATTGAAAAAGGAACTCCAACAATGACCTTGGTTGCTGCACTTCGTGAAGAGGGTTACAAAATTGGCGAACCTTCTTTCAATGTTCACAGGCAAGGCAAGTGCAAATGCGCGACAAAGTAACGGAGATCCTAAACGACAGGGATAACGAATACGGAAGCGCACACGCTAACTTTGCTCAAACAGGGCGCGGTTGGGGTGCAATTTTAGGTATTGACGATATACCCGCTTGGAAGGTTGCTTTGATGATGGACTTTTTTAAGACCATTAGATGTTCCGTAAATCCTGCGCATGAAGATAGTTGGTTAGACAAGCAGGGCTATACGCAACACGGACAAGAGATTGCGATGACCGATGAGCCTTAAAGATCAATTAGACAGTATGCCTGAACCTGAAAGCCAAGACATTAAAGAGTTACGTCAAGCGCTCATGCGTATGCAGAAACAATTACGCCAAGCAAAAGAGCGTACGCAGGATTTAGTTGATACGACTCAGCAGGCGGCATACGACGCGATGCTAACCATGGGCAAGGTGCAGCCTGTTCAAATTCCGGCACAGGATAAGCGCAAGACAAAAGGCGAAGTTGCTTTGTGGCACATGACTGACTGGCAAGGCGCAAAACAAACCACGTCATACAACAGCCAAGTTATGAGACGGCGCGTTATGGAGTTTGCAGAAAAAGCAGTACGTATTACGGAGATCCAGAGAGCAGATCACCCAGTTAAAGATGTAACAATATGTTTTGGCGGCGACATGGTTGAAGGTTTATTTAACTTCCCCACGCAAGCGTTTGAAGTAGATGCGACGCTGTTTGAGCAGTATGTAAATGTTTCAAGACTTTGCGTAGATGTAGTGCGATTTGCGCTTGCCAATTACGAAAAAGTAACAGTGATTGCTGAGTGGGGTAATCACGGCAGAATTGGATCTAAGCGCGACAATGTGCCGCGGTCAGATAACTTTGATCGCATGTGCTACGAACTTGCCCGTCAGTTGCTTCAGGGGGAAAAGCGGCTGACGTGGCAAGATTGTCCTGAAGATATACAGCGCGTTGAGATTGGCGCATATCGGGCGCTGCTTATTCACGGCGATGAAGTGGGGCGTAACGGATTTGCTAGCCCAGGTGCTATCGTGCAACACGCAAACAAATGGAGATCAGGTTCATATCCTTGGGAGTTCAGAGATGTTTACATTGGACACTATCACACGCATTCTGAGTGGGCTATGGCTAACGGACAAGGATCTGTTTATCAAACAGGATCAACAGAGTCAGACAACCGCTATGCAGGAATTATGCTCGCAGCCAGCGCAACACCTTCTCAAAGGCTTCACTTCATTGATCCAATAAAAGGGAGAGTTACCGCTGTCTATAAAGTGTGGCTTGACTAAAATCCAAAAAACCCAAAAAAATTAAAAAAATCGTGGCGAGTCGTGGCGAGTCGCGCAAAACGTAAACAAGACAAACCAATTTTTTAGAAATCGCAAAAACCCAATCCGCTAAAATAGTCTTAGATCCTGAAAGTATCAGGACAGGAAGGCTACAAAATGAGCGACACAATCCTTTGGTGCAGCAAGTCATCGCACCTACGTTTGCCAAACGAGACTTGGGAGCAAGGCAGAAAGCGTTATCTCAAGTCAGAGCAGTACAAGATTGCAGCAAGATCACGCATTGAATTTATTAAATGGGCTAGATCAAAAAGATATTGCTTCCCTTGTAACGGTACTCAGCAAACAAATTACGGCGGAATATCTATGTCGTGGCACGATCATTGCTGCGATCAAATGCAAAAGTGGGGCAAGCCAATCTTGGAGTGTCTTAAGATCTGGGCTGTTGAAGTAGCCACGCTTGAGGAATTAGAAATTCAAGCCGAACACGCACTCAGACTTTATCAACGGATCAAGGCTGAAGAAATACCGTACTCAAAAGAATACGGCAAGAACAGAACAGCCAAGTGGCGCAAAGACCGCCAGTTGTGGCTAGACATGATTGCGCTTCACAAGCAAGCAAAGACCCAACAGTAGGCTCAAAAGCCGTAGGAACTGTCTCCTGCGGCTTTTTTGCTGCCGCGAAAACCAGAGTCAATCACCGCGTCAACCGCGTCATCTATATTGCGTGAGTGTTCAGCCGCGCAGTTCCCGCAGGACAAACACACTATTCATCATCCTCAAACTCTTCCCAATCTTCATACCCTCTGGATCGTATGTCCATGCCCAAATCCTTGGCGTGCTGCATTGCTGATGTAAACAGTTCAAACGCGCGATTGCCCAAGTCAGATAGTTGATCTGGATACGATCCTTCATGTTCTATCTCAACATACAAATTGTGCAGGCTGAGTACCACGCGGGCAACGGGCGGGATCACAGGTTCATTAGCCATACCCCAATATTGGCAGGATTACAGAAAAAAATCACGCGACTCGCCAAGCGAAATCCCCCACTTATGTAATCTTTGGGGGGATACTTTCGGTCAACAGGGGCAATCCTGCCCCCCAAACTGAAAGAAGGCACACATGGCTAAATTTGATCTGTCTGATTACGAGACAGTTGAGCAGCGCCTCACCCGCTTCTGGGCGGCGCACCCTGACGGCAGGGTATTAACGGATCTGGTGTTTCACGATGAGCGCAGGTTCATCGTCAAGGCTGAGATCTACTTTGACCGCGACGACATGACCCCAGTTGCTCACGGCTACGCTGAAGAGATCGTAGGCGCGTCTCCCGTCAATCGCACGTCAGCCCTAGAAAACTGCGAGACCAGCGCCATTGGTCGCAGCCTAGCAAATTGCGGCTTTGCGTCAGAAGGCAAGCGCCCAAGCCGATCCGAAATGGAGAAGGTGCAGCGCTACCAAGATGAACCGCGCCAACCAGCAGCGCCAAAAGTCAAGCCACGCGAGTACTCGCCAGCCGAAATTAGTTTGGTTGAGTCAATGATTGTAGGCGTGAGCGTCAGCAGCAAAGACGAACTCAAGTTGATGTGGGAAGGCTACAAGGATCTGCTTGACCTGCCTATTGAGGGTTCAACCTTGCGCGACGCAATCACCAAGCGCGTTGCTGAGATCAACGAGAACGAGCAAGCGTGAGCGAGCAACCAGTACTTCCGTACGCAGGCACAATGGGTTGGAATGGATCGGGCGCGACAACCCTTGCTCAATCACTCGCACTTAATCACGTCAGGGCGCAAGGCGAGCGCGGCTTGACTTGGTTTGAACTAGCCGAAATTATGAACTGGCATCACGGCACAGCGTCAGGGCAGTTGTCTGTCTTGGACAAAGGCGGCAAGATCAGCCGCTTAAAAGAAAGACGCGGCAAGTCATCGGTGTACGTACACAATATGTTTGTGAACGGCAGAGAGTTAGCCAAACCAAGAAAACGTATGCTGACTTTGATACTGGACATACCTAACGGCGTAGATAAAGATGATGTTATTGACTATCTCAACGCACAAGCACTATGCGCACTACAAGAGGATCACAAATTAATTAACGGGTGGAAATGGAAACGGATATGAACAAACTAGAACTAATGGATAAGGTAGTAAATGTAAACAAGGCTGTTGAGTCAGGCGAACTATCTGCTATTGCGCTCGCATTAGGGATCACGCCTGCTATGTCTGAACAAATGACTGTGCGCGACATAGTGGAAGCAATGACTGTGCGCTTAGCGGATCTTAATAAACTAATGGAGACAGAACTATGAGCAATCAAAAGAAATTCAAAGCACCGCAAGGCTGGGTAACGGCAGTACACATCAACGCTATCGGTATCACAGAAACAGCCAAACATTTAGGCATGGACGCATATATCTTGGCTCAGGCGTTGGAAGAAACAGGATTTCAAATGGTCGCTGATCCAATGGACATTAGTGCGGACACAGCAAAGGTGTTAAAGGTTGAAAAAGCAAAACAAGCCAACCAACCAGAGAAGCCTGATCTACAAGTAGTGGAGACACCAGATGAGCAATAATGTTGTTACGCCTCAGATGATTGAAACACGACTACGTGATTTGTCGCGTGAAGTAGATCAATCACACAAAGACTTGGCTGACGCTGAGACTCAATACTTCAAGATCAAGGCGCAATATGAATTGGCGCTTGCTCACGGGCGCTTGTCGCTTGCAGGTAAGCAAGATATGAAATTGACTGTATCTGATAAGGCGGATATGGCGCTTGTATCGGCTGAGGAACTGCACATGAAAATGGCTACTGTTGAAGCGCTGGTACGGGCAGCAAGGGCTAACGCTTCAAGAATACGCACCCAAGTTGATATCGCTCGCTCAATCGGTACATCTGTCCGTACCAGTATGGATCTCTCATGAGCGATGAAACAGGCTTTGTATTAACACCGCTGGGTCAATCTGTTTATTTTGCTTATGTTGCGGCATACGCTAAAAAACACAACATCACGCACGATGAGGCAGTAATCCGTTTAAGCAAGGAAAAAACAGATGATTGATCTGAACGACATGCTCACCAAGTCACTTAAAGGCTACGACAAGCAAAGAGATCGCAGCCAGCAGGTTGAAGTTGGTCCAAGCAGTATTGGCGGCTGCCGCAGGCAAGTGTGGCATGAACTCAAGCGCACGCCTGAAACAAATCCTGATACTGAGTCATTGGCAGCAATACTTGGTACGTTTATTCACTCAGGAATTGAGAAAGCGGTCAAGCGTGAAGATCCGTTTGGCGATAACTTTATGACTGAAGTTACTGTTGAATATGACGGGCTGAAGGGTCATTGCGATCTGTTCATCAAAGATCAGGGCATTGTCGTTGATTGGAAAACAACCAAAGTCAAATCGCTGCGTTACTTCCCGTCAAAACAACAACGTATGCAGGTGCAGATTTACGGCTGGTTGCTCACCAAAATGGGTCACACAGTAAATTACGTATCTTTGGTTGCGATCCCGCGCGACGGAGAAATGGCTGAGATTAAATCGCATATAGAACCCTACGACGCGCCAACGGCGGAAGCGGGAATTGCTTGGCTTGAGGATCTAAAGTTGATTGTCGCCAACAATGACCCAGCGCCAGCGCCAGAGGAAAGTGTTTTTTTCTGCTCGCGGTACTGTAACTACTACGATCCGACGGGAGAAATCGGTTGCCCAAGTATGCGGAAGTGAATTGGGATAAGGCGGAATGCAAAGGCGTTGAGACAGAGACTTTTTATTGGGTTGAAGAGTCACGCAACAAAGACGCATACGCGTACATTGACGCTGTGCGTTCTATTTGCTCACGCTGCCCGATTTGGAGTCAATGTCTGGAATACGCATTGGAGAATGAACAATATGGAGTTTGGGGCGGCATGACGAGCCTTGAGCGCAAATCGTTCAGAGAGCCAAACAAGTATCCAGCGCAACAAAAACGGGCGATCACATCGTTCAACGAAAACGGAATATCTATTGAGCAGGTAAGGCAGGTATATGAGCATACGACTGATGAGTGAGGTTTGGCGCACCAAATTACCTACTGTTGAAAAAATGGTGTTGCTGGTTATTGCAGATCACGCTAACGATGAAGGCACAGAGGCTTGGCCGTCACAGGCGACCATTGCTACTAAGGCTAGTATTAGTGTGAGAACTGTACAGCGCGCAGTCAATTCGTTGGTCAGTGGTGGCTTTCTGCGGCTTGAAAAACACGCAGGCGGATCTGCTAATTGTCGTGAGGATCGCAGACCGCATAGATACACGATGATCTTATCTGCGCTACGGGGCGACGCTGCGACCACTCGTACAGTACGGGGCGACGCTGACGACGCTAACGGGGCGACTCTTACGCCTGATACGGGGCGACTCTTACGCCCTAAGAACCTTCCTTTAGATCCACCCTTAGAAACACCCAGCGGTGTTGTTGTAGCCAATACCGACTTTGATACATTCTGGAGTGTATATCCGACTAGGGTGGGCAAGCAGGCGGCTATGAATGCTTGGGACAAAGCCATTCTACAGGCTGACGCTGCGACCATTGTTGAAGGGGCGCGCAGGTATGCTGACGATCCTAATCGTCATCCGTCGTATACCGCGCACCCTTCAACGTGGCTCAACGCTGGCAGGTGGGCTGACGATCCACTCCCACCCAGAGAGTTGAACCCTGCGGAGAAAAGGGCGCAGGAAGCCTCAGAAGCCGCTAGAAGGGCTGAATTGGAGCGCGCTAGGGCTGCTGAGTTATCACGGCTTGACGCTGAAGCGCGAGCGCGAGCAGTACCTATGCCTGAGAACATCAAAGAGACGCTGCGGAAGGTGCTTGGATCAAGGTAGCGCAGATCACTTGTAACCATTACACTTATTGTAATGATTACGCCCCATAAGGAGTGATATGTCTAAAGTAGAAGTTCAGCCTGAACTGCTGCAACTTGGCGACCACGTAGTAATCAACAACCAAGAGTGCGTGTTAAAGTACGTGGACACGCCAGACGCTCGCGGTACTGTTGATTTATACGTTACGGATCTACAAGGGCGCGACCAACACGCAATCGTCACGGGTGCAGTTACAATCGTAGTGTGATCCAATTCCGCGTTGACGGCAAACCTGTGCCGCAAGGTTCAATGTCTGTCGTCAATGGACATATATTTCATTCTCAAGGATCTGCGCTCGCTGTCTGGCGATCTGCTATTGGATTAGCAGCGCGACAAGCAGGCGCAAAACCAACACTCAAGCCTGTCTCAATAACAATGGTATTTGTATTCGCAAAACCAAAGACTGTTACGCGCGCAGAACCTACTGTGCCGCCTGATCTGGATAAGTTAATACGCGCAGTATTAGACGCGCTGACGGCTATTGCTTACAAAGATGACTCACAAGTAACTGAGATCCGATCTGTGAAAATATACGGAGACGCACCCTGCCTTGAAGTGCAGTTAAGTGAAAAACCCGTATAAAAAAGTTATAAAAAAGTTATAAAAAAAGGGGCGTAAATCCTAGATTTTTTACGTTTTATCACCGAAGATTTAGTTATTGAGATCAACGCGGTCTCAAAACTATCTAGGAGTCAAAATGAAAACTAGCCAAAAAAACCCACTAAATACAAGCGATTTCGCGATTGTAACTTGCTACAACTGCCAAGTTAAGTTTTTTCAAATGGTCGCTGAAATCAAGTCTCTTAACTTTTGCGCGACTTGCTGGAGCAAGTAAAAATGAAGCCAATGACCAAAGTTGCTCTTGAAGATTGGAAGCGCGACATGAAGCGCCAAATCAAATGGATTGAACAAGCAGTTAACGACAAGGATTGGGATTTTCTAGACGAATTAGCAAATCAAATTTCTGCAACAGGTTTAAGCCTTCACAGCGAAGCAAGAGAGCAGGCGTAACAATGGAACGCGAGATCACACTACCGATTGAACTATACGACTCAATTCAAGGCAAAACAATTACACGCGATGTAACTTTTATTCTTTCAGGATCTTACGCAGCGACAGAGGCTGTTCCGTACTTTGACGTGCGCTCTCAGTCGTCAGGGCGCTATTACTCTGAAGGCAAGCAGTTTGCGGCTCAGATCGGTAACGGCGAAAAGTTACACGGCGCAGACGGATCAATCATATTTTTCAAAGACGCTGATCAAGCCAGAAAATGCGGCTGGCTCAACTTTGGTAAAAAACCACTATTCACAGACGCAGATGGCGTGATGTATTTCTTTGACCGCCGCACATCAATACGCAACAGCCAAGCGCAAATCAAGACTTGGGCTGACTTATACGTTGGCTCAGCAATTGCAACAAAGCAGGAATACTACGGATCAATCAAGGAGGCAAAGTAAATGACTGAACAAGAAAAGCAGCGCAAAATTGAGCATTACAAGTGGATGCTAGAAACAATGGAGTTACGCCCAACACATAAGTTTTGGGTACTGGATCAACTTGAGGATTTGGAGGCAAAGTAATGGGTTACAAATACGGAACAAAGATCCTTGCTAAAAAAGACAAGTGCGTGTTGTGCGACAAAGTGCGATATTTATTCACTTTTATCAAAGACGGCAACGACATACTTGCCTGCTCAGGTTGCGCAACAGAACTAATGCTTACTGGTTGGAGCAGATAATGGTTGATTACGCCCACCCTGATACTGGCGCAATCAAATGCGTGATTTGCGGAGATATGCTTGACCGCATGGAACACGATTGCGATTACTGCGAAAAATGCTGCTACGAAAGGCTAACTACAAGACGATGAATATATCTGAAACAGATTTTGAATTACTATGGAGTTCATCAATGGGTTGGGGCGTTCAATGGCTGCCCCAGTTACATCGTTTCAGTAGCAAAGAGCCAATTCACTATGACCACGCTTGGGCGTATTGGTTTGTTTCATACTCGTCATATTTGCTGGCTCGGACTTTTCTTGAAGGTATTGGGGTTGAGTATCAAGAATTGGCTGATGAAAATACTAGCGAATTTATGTTGGTCACAAACTACACATCAATTTGTTGGCGCAAAGATTAAAAAGCCGTATAAAAAAGTTATAAAAAAGTTATAAAAAAAGTCAAAATAAACTAGGTTTTTCTACAATTCACAACTAGATTTTAGTTATTGAGATCAAACCAGATCTCTCTTACTAGGAGGCAAAAATGACTACAAGCCAAAAAAACCCACTAAATACAAGCGTTTTAGCGAGCGATTACAAGTACAACGCTGGCGACCGCGCACCTCACAATCGCAAGGCGCTTGATTCATCTGGCAATCTTTGCACAGAGTGCGGTCGCATACTCGGCAAAAATCCGCTTTATTTTGAGGTTAACACCGATTGGGAAGTAATCGTTCCTAATTCAGATGAAGAAAATTCGCAAGGTTGTTTTCCGATTGGTTCAACTTGCGCATACAAATTTGCACCAAACCTACTAATCAAAATGGAGGCATAAAAATGACATCAACAACACCAACAATCAATCACGAACTACGTTTTGACCTTGTAACAGCAGTAACCAAGATGAGCAAGCGCCAAGCCGCTTCATTGGTACGTTTTCTTACTGACGCAATCGCAGAGTCACCAGAGTATCTAATTGACGTGCGAATTGACTTACGCAACGAGTATGACGGCGCTCAGGCGCTCATCTCAGTAGGCAACAACACACTTTTTGGATCTAGCGCGGTAATCGTTGACTCACGCATTATCAATCAGGAGAGAAAGTAATGGCTACCCAAAACCCGCAGAATTGCCCAATGTGCGGTCACGTCACATTCGTGTTACAGGGCAAGTGGTACAAATACGATAACGGCGAGATGTTTTTCAACGGCGTGTGTCCACCGTGCGCTGTATTACACGATCAACTACTGGAGGCAAAATGAGAATGGAACAAAAGTACATAGTGAGACGCAGGGTTGCAGCCGTAATCTTGCTGTTGGCTGTTATTGGCGCTATTACATACGCAACACGCGATGTTTGCTACGTAGGGCAACCTGACGGCAACTGGCTTGGCTACGGATCTTGCCACAAGATGATTTGGGGTAACTAATGTCTATTGATAACCATTGCGTTGAGCATAACTACACAGGCTCAGTTTGCGGCAGATGTGCGGTCAAAGGCGCAACCTGCGTGATTTGCGAAGTTGAAGCCACCAATTACTTTTTCGGTAAGACGCTATGCGCCCACCACTACGAATTGTCGGCTCACTAATGGCTAAATTCAGAGTGGAACTTGAAATTGATCTTGACGGGGATCTTGCTCAGTACGTAAACCGCCAAGGACAATCGTTGCCTCAGTCAATGCTGAACGGCTACGTTAAAGACCAAATCGCATTAGATGTTGCTGACGCGCTACGGCTTTACGGCGTGAACGCTCAAATCCAATATGTATCAAAGATCAACCGATAAGGAAGGCAAACAAATGACTGCAATATACGCAAAAGAGGACAAGACATACGAAGGCTGGGCTAATCGCCAGACTTGGAACGTGGCTTTATGGATCAACAATGACTACCCGCTATACACGGCGGCGTTAAACTTTATGCAATTCAACCCAGACCCAAAAAACCCTTACAAGGCTTTTATCATTAGTCAAGGGCTAGAAATGGATCGCACCCCAGACAAGATTGCTTATCTCAGCACCCGCTTAAATTACAAAGAACTTAACGAAATGATGAAGGAACTGCGATGAGTTACTGGTATGGATCAGGCACGTTGTCTGTAGATATAGATGTTGAAGTGGTTTGCGCTGAAGAGTGTTCAGAGTGCGACAGAAAAAGTTTGACCTGCGACGCGGTTATTAAAGAGACACTACCAACCGATGACGCAGGCAACCTTGATTGCGACATAGAATGCCCAAAGTGTAATCATCAGATCAATGTCCAAAGAAGCAAGTACGACCAATGAGAGAGTACATATTTACTTTGCGGGTTTGGACAGACGGGCTATTGGTTTTCAGCGCTCGCTACACCGATGCTATGTCGGCAATTCTTGGTTACGATAAATACGTAGATTACGGCGACGCCAAAGATACGCGGGAAATCCTGCTTATTGAACCAAACGGCAAAAGCCATGCCAAGAGATTTGACGCGCCAAAGGCGTCATAGTCTAAAATAACTATGTCCGATAACCACCTGAAAGGGGAGATAATGGACAATCAACTATCACGATGCGCCTATGGCGCTTGGCACTACGGAGAACAGATCTGCGAAGCCTGTCGTAAGGGGCGAAACGAGTAACGCATACGTCGCTATGCACAGATCCTTTTAGCAGCCGCACTAGCGGTTGGATTTGCGCTTGCCAGCCCAGCAACGGCTTCTGCGCCGCACATGACTCAAGAAATGAGACTTGCGTTATTAGCGCCTAAGCAGTACGCCCAATTCAAGGTTGCAGACAAAAAACAGTTTGCTTGTCTGAACATACTTTGGACTAAAGAGAGCAACTGGTCGCCAAAGTCTTACAACAAGATCAAGGTCAATGGTTTGCACGCTGGCGGTATTCCCCAAATACTTGGTTTGTCGCCTAAACTACCTGCTCACAAACAGATAGACAGAGGCTTGAAATACATCAAACACAGATACGGAACTCCCTGCGCGGCTTGGCGGTTCTGGCAAAGACAAGATAAAAAGGGAACAGGCTGGTACTAATGACTACATCACCTTTTGGGCTACCTCTTACTGTTGAACACCCAAGCGTAGATCCTGATGACTGGATAGATGACGACGATGATTAACCAAAAAATTGTTGCGCTTGTTGAGCAACGGGCTGGCGGATACTGCGAAGTCTGCGGATCTCCAGAGCAAGAGTCAATGGCGCTACACCACCGCAAATTAAAATCGCGCGGCGGCAAAGACAGCGTGGCTAACCTTATACGGGTTCATCACGGCTGCCACAACCTCAATACAGACAGTATTCACATGCAGCCAGAAAAGGCTGAACGCAAGGGATACATGGTTCCGTCTTGGCGTGAACCGACAGAGTGGGTGCTGGAAAGACCAGATGGCTCACTTGTATTGTTACAAGAAAATGGTACGATGATTACATTACAGGAAGGCACACAATGAACGTAACAGTAGTAGGCAATATCGGATCTGATCCTGAACTCAAGTTCACCAAAACCAACACACCTTTTGTTTCTTTTAGTTTGGCTTATACGCCACGTCAGAAGCAAGGCGATGATTGGGTGGACGGCGAGACAATGTGGTTCAGAGTCACCCAATGGGGCGAAAAGTCAGAAGCGCTTATGGACACAATATCCAAAGGCAACAAGGTAATGATCTCTGGATCGCTAAAACAATCCACTTATAAGGCTAAAGACGGCTCAGATAAGGTTGGACTTGAGATAAACGCTCAAGAGATTGGCGTTGTATCCAAAGTTGCTCAGAACCCACGTAGAAACGATTTACCAGCGTGGTAGATGAAGGCTGGCTAAGCGCCGATGAAGTGGTTGCTCAATTAAACATTACGCTTAACAACCTGCGTCAGATACAATTCCGTAAGCAGTTGGTCTGGTCAAAAAAGCAGGGGCGCAGCGTGTTCTATCGCGCTGAAGATGTAGAAGCGTATTCAGAGAGAAAGCGAGCAAAACTTGAAGTTAGACAAGCCAAGAGTGGGTCAGGCGCTTAATCAGTTTGCCGACAAGTTGCGTATGCGCGGTCATGAGGATCTCGCTTTTATGATTGAAAACTATGAAGCGCTGCTGCTTGAGGAAATACAAGCGGCTGCACCTGCGCCAAAACCGAAAAGAGCGCGTAAGCAGTTGTAGCATACGGCTTATGAAAATTGACGAAGCGACTGTCGCTGATATAGATGAGGCTATTGCTCATATCTATAAAATGCTCAAGACCGATGAGTACGGCAACCGCATGGACTGGCGCAAGCGCGAAATATTGAGTGCTAGCATTGATGATCTACTTGACGCAAGGTTACAATTAAGCGTAAAGTGATCTATATGGAAATCATAAAGGCGCCAGTAGAGGATCTAAAGGAATATCACAACAACCCGCGCAAAGGTAATGTTGATTTGATTGCTGAGTCACTAAGCAAGTACGGGCAATACAAGCCGATTACCGTTAGCAAACAAACAGGCGAAATCCTTGCAGGCAACCACACTTACCGCGCAGCCAAAAAACTCGGTTGGGCTGAAATTGACGTAGTGTACGTAGATGTAGATAACGTAACAGCAGCCAAGATTGTCGCAATAGATAACAGAGCATCAGACATGGGCGAGTACGACAAGCAAGTGTTGGCGGATCTGCTAGACAGTATGAATAATCTTGACGGATCTGGATATACGTTTGACGAATATGATGACTTGAAGGCTGAAATACAAGAAGCGTCTATGCCGGAACTTGAACATAAGACATACTTTTCATCTCTTGAAGTGGGAGAAACTGGTCAATCAGGCACTCGGTTTATCCCGTCATTGGGTGATTATGCTGAGCGATACATCAACAAGGCTACTCGTATGTTGATGTGCGATTACCATAACGACACTTACGTTTGGATCGTAGAAGCGCTGATTGAATATCGGACAGCAAACGACATATCTAGCAACGCTGAAGCAATCTTGCGTTTGGTAGAAAACGCAGTAGGCAGAAAGTCAGAGCATGAAACTATCTGAATTACCCGTTCACAAGATCAAGCGAGTTATGTCTGAAGAGGATGCGACAGCGCTGGTTGGAACAGTTGTACCCGATTACAAAGCAAACTGCACTGAAGCAGGGATTTGGATTGATGAAGATACCGATGAAATTGTGTTCGTGTATTTTCCTATGGAGCAAGAAGTTGAACTGCTGCGCGCTTCCGTATTAAACATAAGTTACGGCGAAACAATCCGCCAATCAACAGGGCTAAAAAACAAATCACGCACCTTTGGCATGGCTCCACGCAAAGTATTTCAGCGCAGAGAAAGTTGTCGGCCAACCTCTTTAGCGCATGAACAACCAAATGAACACGCTGTCTTGATTGCTTTTGCTGAAAAGTTTGCTCAGATGTACAAGGAGTTTGCTCCTGATCTATATGAAGCAGACAAGAAAAACCTTGCTGACGCAGGGCTACAAGATGAGTGGCGCATGACCGATGACGCGCTATGGACTTCTGGCGTAGTCAATAAAGCCTCAACCCTGCCTTATCATCGTGACGGGTTTAATTTTGCTACTTGGTCAGCCATGCCTGTTATTCGCAGAGAGATGAAAGGCGGCTACTTGACGCTGCCTGAATATAACTTTACCTGCTCTTGTCGTGACGGCTGGGTTACATTCTTTGCGGGGTACAAGTATGTTCACGGCGTAACACCTATGACGCCAAAGACTGAAACAGCCTACCGATACTCAATCGTTTATTACGCGCTACGCGGCTTGAAAGACTGTTTCACCTACGCGGTTGAGACAGCCAAAGCAAGAGACAGCCGCACAATGCGTGAAGATCGTATGGCACGGGCGCTTAAAGGCGATGAAGCACATCAGGTACTAGGCAAGGGCTAATGTCCTTACTAGACGATTACGCAACAATGCACGACTTGATTGTGCGTACGGAAACTATGGATACCGAAGCGACAGTATTGACTGAATTAGCCAACCTGCTGCACCTGAACAAAAACCAAGCGGCGTGGATGTGTTTTGTCTATTTGGCTTATTACGATATGGGTTCATTCTTGCGCTGTTTTGAGTTTACGCGTGATCCAGAGATCCCTGCGGACAAGTATTTACGCCTATCGTGCGACACAGAAAGACGCGTTCACAGAGTACCCGCCAAAATGGAGAGACACTTTGGCGATGTTGTTTCAATAGCGGATAGCAACGGCGGCTTATACAACTGGCTGTCTAGTTACGTTGAAAAATCCCCACAGCAGTCTTGGGTCAATATGATAAATCCCGTTGAAACCATATTTGGTAACGGGCGTTGGGCGTCATACCGCACGATTGAAATGATTGGACAAGTCTGTGGGCTACCCGTTGAAGCGCCAGATATGGGTCACGCCAACAGTAGTGGTCCAAGACGCGGCTTAGAATACTTGTACGCAAATCTGCCGCAAGGTAACAATTCAGCCGACATAGCCTATTTGGATCAAGTATCGCTGGATCTCAACAAGAAGTTGGCGGAACGCGGTATCAGTGCTAAATTACAAGATACAGAGACAGGTTTGTGCGGGTTCAAATCAATGGTGAAAGGCGACTACTACGTTGGAGAGGATCTTGACTCAATGCTTGAAGAGATCCTTAAACAACCAAGCGGGTTGACCCAAACCATATTTGAAGCGCGCAAAAATGTATTCCCTCACGCTTATCTAGGTGAATTGAACGGCTGGACAGGCATAGACCGACCAAGAAAAAAGATATACAAAGAGACAGGCAAGATACTTACAAGGTAGGAGTAGGCGATGAAGGTTATTTATTTGATTGGCGCACCTGGCGCTGGCAAGACAACACTTACTGCTGAGTTCACAAAAGATTGGGTGGATACCGCGCAACATGAAAACCCTATTAAGTTCAGAAGTCATCATACGCCGCACGGAGACGCGTTATCACTTGGTTGGCTCAGACCCGCTTTTGGTGGAACAGACACGCTCGGTAATACGGCGATACTACAAATTGAACCATGGCTCCCAAATATCGCCAAAGACTATTCAATCATCTACGGAGAAGGCGACAGACTAGCCAACGCGCGTTTCTTTGAACTAGCAAAGAGCGTAGGCGACTTTCATCTGTTTTATTTGAACACAGATCCAATGATTAGCGCTGAACGGCGCGCAAAAAGATCCGCTGAAACAGGTAAAACACAAAACCCTACTTGGGTTAAAGGCAGGGAGACCAAACACAAGAACCTTGCTTTCAACTACAAGGCTTATGAAATCCCTGACGGATTAACACCAGAGCAAGGTGCAAACCTCATGCGTAGTGTAATCTTTTCTTAATCGTGGGGAAATATATGAGTAAAAGAGCGCCAAAACCTGAAGTCATAGACAAAGAGCGTCAGGTGCTTGAACTGCGTCGTACGGGTGCAGGCTGGGAGGCAATCGCTGAGGTTGTCGGGTTCAGTAACGCTAGTGGGGCGTATAAGGCTTATCAGAGAGCCATAGCGCGTGTTTTGGTTCAACCTGCTGAAGAGTTAAGGACACAGGAACTTGATCGCTTAGACAGGCTTCAGAGGGCTTATTGGAAAGACGCATTAGAAGGCAACGTGAGGGCGGCTGATTTCATATTGCGAGTTATAGACAAGCGGTGCAAGATCCTTGGTATTGAAGCGCCTCAACGTATTCAAGCAGAGGTGGTGACTTATGACGGGAACAGCATTGACGCAGACATTGAACGGATCATCAGACAACTTGAGTCAATGGATCAAAGCATCTCGGTGGAAGTGGCGGAAGGAACTGGCAAGACCAGAGCAATTACCGCCCCAGAGTGATTGGAACATCTGGCTTTATATGGCAGGGCGCGGTGCAGGTAAGACACGTACTGCGGCTGAGTGGCTTTGCTGGGAAGCAATACGCCAACCAAATACACGCTGGGCGATAGTCGCACCTACATACGGTGACGCCAGAGATACTTGCGTTGAAGGCGAGTCTGGCGTGTTGTCTATCTTGCGCCGATACAAGGTGTTGAAAGATTGGAACAGATCATTAGGTGAAATTGTGCTGACCAACGGATCGCAAATGAAATTGTTTTCAGCAGATAAGCCTGATCGCTTCCGTGGTCCACAGCATCACGGCGCTTGGTGTGACGAGTTAGCAGCGTATAGATATACCGACGCTTGGGATCAATTACAATTCGGTATGCGTCTTGGGGAGAAACCAAGAATTGTTGTAACAACTACGCCGCGCCCAACAAGTCTTATCAGAGCGCTAGCAGGGCGCGCAGACGGATCTGTAGCAGTAACACGCGGTTCAACCTTTGATAACGCAGCCAACCTTGCAGCCTCAGCGTTGCTTGAATTGGAAGCACGATACGCAGGTACACGGCTTGGTCGCCAAGAGTTATACGGGGAAATCCTTGACGATGTAGAAGGCGCACTTTGGACACGCGGGATCATTGAGCGCAGCAGATTACAAAAAGCGCCAGCGCTCGCAAGAATTGTCGTATCAGTAGATCCTGCTGTTACAAACAACCCTGATAGCGATGAAACAGGCATCATCGTTCTAGGATCAGACACTCAAGGACACGGATACATCTTGGCTGACTATTCAATGCGGGGATCTCCGCTTGATTGGGCTAAAAAGGTTGTGAGCGTATTTGAATTTCATAAGGCTGACTCAATCCTTGTTGAAGTCAATCAAGGCGGCGATATGGTTGCGTCAGTATTGCGCCAAATCAAGATAGGGCTACCAATCAGAGAAGTGCGAGCGCACGTGGGTAAAAGATTACGCGCTGAGCCTGTATCGGCTATGTATGAACAAGGGCGCGTTCATCACGTGGGAGAGTTTGCGACACTTGAAGATCAAATGACGACTTGGACAACAGACAGCGCTGATAGCCCAGACCGACTTGACGCCATGGTTCAAGGCTTGCAGGATCTTTTGGGTACTCAGAATATCGCTAATTACTTTAACGCCATAGCCAACTTCTGCGGTAGTTGCGGCTTGCCCAATCCCAAATTGGCTGCTGCGTGTTTCAAGTGCGGAAGCGCTATCATTGCGGCTGTATAAAGGAGATTAAGTGGCTACTAATTACAATACAACCATTGACCAAGGCGCAGATTGGTACATCAACTTTTATTACAAAGACAGCAGCAACGTAGCAATCAACTTAACAGGCTACACAGCGGCTATGCAGTTACGCTCAGAGCCAGAGGATCTAACGACAGTATTGTCTCTTTCTAGCCCGTCAAGCGGCATTGTTATTACAGGTGCAACAGGCTTGATCGCTGTTCACGCCACCGCTGCTCAAACAGCCGCAATCATTGCAGGTATTTACTTCTACGATCTTGAAATTACTTCAGGATCTGGAATTGTAACCAGACTTATTCAAGGTCAAATCACGGTATCCCCACAGGTGACTAGATGAGCAACGATGTAATTGTCGTTCAACCTGTTACAAATAGCGTCACGGTAACTCCAGATGTAACCAATGTCCAAGTTGCTAGCCCTGGACCACAAGGCGCTAAAGGCGACGCAGGCACTAATGGAACCAACGGCACAAACGGATCTGCTGCAACTATCGCTGTCGGAACTACGACTACATTGGCTGCTGGTTCATCGGCAACAGTAAACAATTCAGGTACAAGTAGTGCAGCGACTTTCAACTTCGGTATTCCACAAGGTATCAAAGGTGCAGACGGCACTAACGGAACTAATGGCACTTCTGGAGTAATTGCGGTTAATGCGCCAATCACAAATGCTGGCACTTCATCGTCTGCAAATCTTTCAGTATCAGCAGGTTCAACTTCCGCTGCTGGAGTATTACAACTGACTGACTCAACTTCATCAACATCAACTACAACAGCGGCAACGCCTAACAGTGTGAAAACTGCCTATGATACTGGCGCAGCCAAGTTTCAATTCTTGCCATTTCGTTCCAGCAGTTATTACTCAAACATCAATGCTACGGCTTCAACTGCTGCAACTGTCAATCGCACTATCTATAACCCGATTTACATTCCTAACGCAATAACAATAGACAGATTACAGATAATTACAATCAATACATTTGCAGGCACAGCGGTGGTGCGATTAGGTATCTACAACGATAACGGTGGTGTGCCATCTACGGTATTGGTTGATGGTGGAACTGTATCTTGTACTGCCGCTGCTACAGCGTACACAGTAACAATTTCTCAAGCGGTTAGTGCTGGGTGGTATTGGCTTGCTTTCAATATGCAAACCGCTGCAACTACTCCTAACTTCTATGGAATCACAGATACCATCGCGGTAACTAACAACCTTTATCCACGAGTGGCAGCAGGTGGAAACGGCTTGCCAGCGTATTCTCAAGACAGCGTAACTGGCGCATTCGCAACGGCTGGCACATTGGCTGACTCTCAAAAATCATTCCGTGTAGCAGTAAGGGTGGCCTAATGAAAGAAGTAATTTATGGACTTGGTGGTTATGACGAGTCAAAGCCAAATAACAATATTGTTGAAATAATTGACCACCCTGATACCATTACCGAAGCCTGAACTACAAGGGGCGCTAACAAGGAGATACCATGGGTCTAATTGACCGTATCGCACAACAGATAGCAACGCAGATTGAAAAGCGAGCGCTACCCGCTGGATCTGTAACAATGAGTGAACAAGATATGCGCAATTCAATAGGCGGCGCAATAGGACAATCCTACGGAAACAGCACTCCACTACCGCGCAACCCTTCAATGGCTATGGTTCCGTTTGGTCCAGGACTACCGATCACTCCAGGTGCGATTAACCCAGTAGATCCTGCAACGGGGAGACCAGCCCCACGTCGCTACGAATATCAAGTAGCGCAAAACATTAACATTACTGAAACACGCCTCACACCTTTCAAAACTTTACGTGCAGCAGCAGATCAGATAGACATATTGCGTCGCTGCGTTGAAGTAAGCAAATCAAAAGTATCTGGACTTGAGTGGGATATTGTTTTGGCTTCCGATGCTTCAGAAAAAATTGTTGCCGCTTCAGGCGGCGATCACGTCAGGGCTATGGCTAAAGCGCGTGAAGAATTTAGCGATGAAATTAACCGCATTAGAACCTTTTGGGAAAACCCTGATCGTCAGAATGGATTGACTTTTGCTGACTGGTTAATGATTGCACTTGAAGAGATCCTTGTTATTGACGCGCTTGCTATATGGCCGCAAAAGACCGTAGGCGGTGATTTATACGGGTTTCAGATCCTTGACGGATCAACTATCAAACCAATGCTAGATGATCGCGGTATGCGCCCTGTATCACCTGAAGTTGCTTATCAGCAGATCCTTTACGGCTTCCCGCGCGCAGAGTTTTCATCAAACGATGATGACCCAAAGGCTGACGGCGAATTCACTTCAGACGATTTGGCTTACCTAGTGCGTAACCGACGCACAACAAGCGTTTACGGATACTCACCTGTTGAACGATCACTACCGCTTGCTGATATTTACTTGCGTCGCCAACAATGGATACGCGCTGAGTACACAGACGGCGTTATGCCTGATCTTATGTTCACAACCGATGCTGAGTGGGGAACAAACCCTGATCTATTGCGCGCGTATGAAAATATTCTCAATGATGATCTAGCGGGGCAGACAGAACAGCGCAAGCGCGCTCGCCTACTTCCTTCAGGATTGTCTCCTGTCGGTATGGACGGATACGGCGAAAAGTTTAAGGACACGCTTGACGATTACTTGATCACATCTATCTGCGGACACTTTGGAGTGCAGCCTAATGAAATTGGTTTTGCTCCAAAGGCTGGATTGGGTGGCGCTGGATTTGAAGAAGGGCGCGCTGAAACAGCAGAAGCGCTTGGATCTCAACCGCTTGTGAACTGGCTTAACAAGTCGCTCACAAATCTTTGCTACACATACTTGGGTATGCCGCGTGAATTAGAATTTAAGTTAATGACCTCACGGCGTATGGACAATGAAGCCAATGCTCGCAAATCTCAAATTGAAGTTACATCTGGAGCAAAGACAGTCAATGAGCATCGCTCGGAGTTAGGCTTGCCGCTATTGGATACACCTCAAGCGGATATGCCAATACTTGTAAGCGGCAACGGCTTGTATCTGTTCACGCCAGAGGGAATAGTGAACGCTGCAACCCCAACTACAAATCCGACTGAAGCCAGCCCTGAAGCAGCGGTTGAAGGTGCAGTTAAACCGACTACCCCTGAAGTAGAAAATGAACAAGCGGCTGAAGAGACTGTTTCAGAAGTTAAGGCGTTTATGAAATGGGCGAGCAAGGGCAAGCGCGCACGACTATTTGAATTCAAGTCATTAGATCCTATTGTTGGTGAAGCACTTAATCGTTGCGCGTTTGACGGGGATCTTGATACAGCCAAAGCACTTGCGAAAGCGTATTTGACGTGAAATGGGGCGCTCACGAAGTTGATGGGCGCGTTGCAGCACAGAACGCAGTTAAGATCAGGGCGGCGCTGCGACAGTCAATAGACGCAAAGCAATTGTTTGACGACTATCAGTTGAGCCAACCTCACGCTTCAGGCAACATGACCCAAGACCGCGCTCGCGCGCGCGCATGGGCGATCATGAACATTAGATTTAACAATGACGCATTAGCAACAGCGTTGATCCGACTTTGGGCTGAGGCTTGGGTGTTGGGCGATGACGCAGCAGGGGAAGCCTTGTTTGAAGGGCGACAGGCTATGAAAGCCGTACAAGGTACGGTTGATTGGTCAAAGTGGAAAGCAGGCGACAAGGTTGCAGCGCTTATGTTGCGCAAACCAAAGGCGTTTCAAAAGATCCTTGACGATATGGGTATTGCTCTCAAGGGTATGGACAAGACCAGTATGGATCGTATTGGTACGGCGCTCGCAGACAGTATTGAACTGGGATTGTCTCCAACAAGCGCGGCAAAACTTATTAACAATGCGGTGGGTAATCCTGCTCGCGCGCTAACTATTGCTATCACAGAGACAAGCCGCGTATTAAACGTAGCAGCCGTAACACGATACAAAGACGCTGGCGTTGAGTCAATGAAGTGGATGACCGTTCTAGCGGTTGCAGGCGGATCTGTTGCTTGCGAAATCTGCGCGCCAAACAATGGCGTTGTAATTAAATTGGGTGAGTCATTCCCGTCAGGCAATATGCAGCCGCCAGCGCACCCTCATTGTCGCTGTGCGCTGCTACCAGACTTTAGTGAATACGCTGCGCCTACTGAACACGGTGTTGTAACAGTACCTACGCCAAAGCCTGAAGTGAAACCTGAAGTTAAAAAGCCTTACACGCCTCAGACCGCTTGGGAACACAAGCCTGGGAAGTGGAGTAAACCAAAAGAAGGTACGGCGGCGCTTGACGCGCTACGTGAGCAGCGTAGATCTCAAACTGAGCAAATGAGAAATACGTTCATATCCCCAAGCGAGTTTGCTAAAAAAGATCCTACCTACATGGTCAATTCTGATTTATCTTTTCTTGGCAAGACAACGCAGCAGCGAGCCAACAAAGTTGTTTACACTAACGGCGGCACTGTTGTAATTATGAACAAAAAAGCCCAGACGCCTGTTGCGGATATATTAAAAGCCGTAGATGAAATGCAAGCCGTAAAACCAATTCAAAATTTAATACTTATGGTTGATAACGACACAATGATCTCTCTTGCCAAGGCTAGACCAAGCGCTACTGAGGCTTGCGCTATGCGCTGGCAGGGTCGTCCAAACAGTTATGCGCGCGCGATGATCTGGATTAATCATGAAGCCAAACTTGGCGGCGCTCACCCAGATCCCGACAAATTTTTTATGCCTGTGGGCAAAGATTACTCTGCTATCAAATACACGCTTTCACACGAATGGGGTCATTCTATTGAAGCGAACCCAGCGGGATCTCTTTCTTATCAAATGGCAGATGACGCAATCAAGGCGGTTATTAAAAAAGAAGGCAGACAATATCTAAGCACATACGGTAAATCAGACGCGGCTGAGGCTTACGCTGAGTGTTTTGCTGATTGGATATATTCAAAGGGTACTTCGGAAAATCCGTTGACTCAGGCTATGGCAAAGGAGTTCGGCTGGTGACGGCAATATATTACAAAGCGCTTCCTGATGAAATCATATTTGCTACGGCTAAAGAAGGCGATCCATTAGCGGTTGATGAAGCAAACAGGCGCGGCTTATCGTTACTTTCTGATAATGTAAGCAAATCTCTTGAGCAAGCCTTATCTCACGTCAAGATAGAATGGATTGAGGAATAGCATGGCGCTAAAACACTTTAACACCCAAGTTCAAACAACAGCAACCTTGATTGCTGATATACCCGTTAGCGTTGGACGTAATATTGCGGTTCAAATTTACAACAATCACTCATCCGCTATCTACATTGGCGATACAACAATCACGACTTCAGGTGCGACTATTGGGCGACCAATGGCTACAACAAGTTCATTCCAGTTATGGCTTAACGGCGGAGATAAGGTTTACGCAATATCAGCGGCTCAAACAGCGGCTGGCGCTTGTATTGTGACTTACTCAGCGTAATCATGCCTTATCACATTGGCGAGCAGGGTAGTTACGGCTGCAAGGGTTATCCAGTAGTCAAGGATAGCGACGGCACAGTAATGGGCTGCCACGATACAAAAGACGCAGCCAAGAAGCAATTAGCAGCGTTGTATATTAACGAACCAGAAATCGGCAAAAGTGCAGGATTTGTACCACCGCAGGGAGTACGATCAAACGCAAAGCGCGGATTAGAATTAAGAGCAAAGTACAACAGAGGCGGAACTGAAGTTGGTGTTGCTCGCGCGCGGGATCTATCCAACGGCGCAGCGCTATCATTAGACACGCTCAAGCGTATGAATTCTTTTTTTGCTCGCCATGAGGTGGATAAAAAGGGTGAAGGCTGGGGCAAAGACAGCGCTGGTTATATCGCTTGGTTGCTCTGGGGCGGAGACGCTGGTTGGGCTTGGGCTAAACGAGTTATACGTGAACAAGAAAACAAGGAGAAATCAACAATGACCGATCTAACAACATCATACTTTGGGATTGAAAAGGCGGATCGTAACTCAGACGGAACTCTTACTGTTTACGGCAAAGCAACAGACGACAGCATTGATATTGACCAGCAGATCTGCGACTCAGATTGGTTGAACCGCGCTATGCCTGCTTGGTTTAAGTCAGGCGGCAACATTCGTGAACAACACTCATCTATCGCAGCAGGCGTAGCCAAAGAATATGAGTCAAAAGCAGACGGACATTACATATCTGCACTCGTAGTAGATCCTGTATCAGTCAAGAAGGTTGAGACAGGCGTACTCAAGGGATTTAGTATTGGTATCAAGAACCCGCGCGTAACACGCGACAAGGCTGCTTCCAACGGGCGTATTGTGGACGGACAAATTGTTGAAGTATCGCTCGTTGATCGCCCAGCAAACCCTAACTGCCAGTTGATGTTGGCTAAGTCTGCTGAAGGTGAAGAAAGTTTGATCCAAGTAGAGGATCTTATTGAGATTGTAAAGCACCCTGGTCATGGTAGCCAAGCGGCTCATGCGCCCAAAAAAGGTGGCGGTGGCGCAGCGGAGCAGCATGAAGAGACGCGGGCAGCAGCAGCAAAACAAGTAGGCGAAGCGGAAAATGAAATGCACGCTGCTAACGAGAAAGTTCAAGGAGACGGTGAAACTTCTCGCACTAAAATTCAAGAAAGATCAGCGGATGTAACTCAAGAAGCCCAAGAGGATATTAGTTCAGCAAAAGACAGTTTGGCTGCGGCTAAGCGCGCACCAAACGACAGTATGTATAAAGAGCAAGTTGGTAACGCTTCCAAAAAACTTAAAAATGCGGGCGACACTCTTGTTGATCGCGGCGTAAATGACGCTCAAAAAGCGGTTGGAAAGAAACTTCAAGCGGTTAGCAAAACATTACAAGACGTATCATCAAGCGTAGGTAAATCTGTTAAGGGCGACATTACAAAAAAAGAGCAAGACTACGAAGGTATGCTTGAAGGCGGCGAGCGCTCAGAGCCAGCAGACAAGGATCTGTATAACCGCGTCAAGGCTGAAGCAAAAGAAAAGTTTGACGTATATCCGTCTGCTGTTGCTAACTCTTGGGTGGTCAGAGAATACAAAAAGCGCGGCGGAAAGTATCGCGCCAAGACAAAGAAATCATTACAATCGGATATTACGGAAATGGAGTTTGATATGACGACAGCCAAAGAATTAATTGAGGTTTCAAAGTCTTACATTGCGCCTGATTTATTGAAGTTTGATCAAAAGACTTACGACATGGCTCGTACAGCGCTAGCAAACTTGATCTCTATTGAAGCAAATGAAATGGCTGAAGGAAATCACAATGAAGAAATGTCGTTGGCTCATCTCCTAGAAGCCGTCCACCACCTCTTTGCTTGGTACGAAGGGGAGAAAGCAGAGGGAGAAGTGCCTGAAGAAGTGATTGAAGAGACTATTGAAATGTCGGCTGACGCTGATAAATCAACAATGGACTGCAAGTGCGACGGCTGTATGAAGTGCAGCAAAGCAGGCGGTTGCGGCGACAAGATGTGCAAAGGTCATACAACAGACAAAGAAGCAGATCCAGATGAAACAGTAGTTTCAGAGGATGAAGCGGTTGTTGAAGAAGCGGTTGAAGAAACACACAAGTGCTTAGAGTGCGGCTGCGGAGTACCGCAAGACTCACACGGGCGTTCAGATGTATCAACCGCTGAAATGGTTTCACCAGACGGCGCAATGAAGTCTGCTGAAGTCACAGAACTTGAAGATCAGGAACTACCTGAAGAAACAAAAGAGAATTCCGATGATGATAAGTCAGCGGATATTGAAGCCATAGTAGAGCAAGTGGTTGATAGCGCAACAAAGGCACTCAAGTCAGAGATTGCTTCCCTTGTCGCTGCAAAAGAGGCAGCGCAGGAGAAAGCAGTGGGCTTAGAAGCAGAGTTGAATATTGCCAAATCTCTCGCGGTGGCTGGTGGTCCACGTAGAACAGCAAAGCCAGTTGGAGAAACTTCAAATGATTTGCTAATCAAAGCGGCTACCTACAAAGCGAAAGCAGCAGCAACAACAGACCCAACACTTGCTAAGGGATACAAACTGCTAGCGGATAAGTTCATCGCTGAAGCAGACAAAGACCTTAACAAGTAATCAACTCCAACCCGAAAGGAACCAAAATGGCGGAAATGCCACGCGCTACCGATCTGTTTGGTGACTCATCTGCAATGGATGCAGCAGTGAAGATGGACGAGTTCACAACTGAACTTGGTAAGTCACTCTCACGCTCATCATCTGTTCCAGGACAAGCACCAGCAGTAGATCCAATGCAGGCACTTGAGCAACTTGCTATCAGCAAGTCACTTGCTCCAGACGCACTTGCAGGATTGAACAATGCTCTTTCAGCACAGCGTCTTGCTATGCAGGATATTCAGAAAGACATTAGCCTTACATCACCACTCTCAACATCATTCGCGGCGTTTGACTTGGAAGCACCTGCAAAGTTGCTCACACCACGTCCAACACCACTACGTAACCGTATTCCCCGTAAAAAGGGCGTTGGTACTTCACACCGTGTTAAGCGTATTACTGGCTACACAGGTACAGGTACAGGCGGCGTAGGAAACACATGGCCAGGTATCACTGAGTCAACAACAACAGCGTTTGGATCTATCAACTACGAACGTGGTCCAAAGATTGCGTACGCTGCTGATGATTTAGTATTGCCATACAACTCGTACTCACTATCAGACAGCGTATCTTTTGATGCTAACTTCTCTGGTTTGGGATATCAGGATCTACGCCAACTTTCATCTACTTCAACCCTATACGCAACAATGCTTATGGAAGAACGTATGATGTTGATGGCTCGCGGTACTGCTTCAGGTTACTCTGGCGCACTATCAGCGCCAACTTTCACAAAGGCTTCACCAGCCGCAGCGACAGGT